TTTTACTCAAATTTATACCGTCATTTCTAAGCTTGAGAGCAGTGTCTCTTACCCAAAGTCCAATACCTAATGCCATAACTAGGTCATCATTATATCCTTTTTGGGCTTCTGCTCTATGTCCTTTCCAAATAAATACAGCTAGCTCGTCTAACAGCCTAGTTGACCTGACGATTAGCGATCTTTCTCTAAAATAAATATCAAGTTTCGAAATTAAAAGTGGTCTGGTTTTACTAGATGTTGTAAAACCTGGAGTCATTTGACTTTTATCCTTTAAATCATAACCTTTTTGTATTTGCGTTGTTGCGTCTGTAACGCCGTCTTGTTTATATGTATAATATAGATTCTTATACTGTCTATCTATTGCACTTTGAATTGCACCAAATCCTACACTTGCGTTCTCTATTACCAATAAAGCTTCGTTATATTCGGTTGCCACAGTCACTAACATATTACCAAAATCCTTAGGTGTTAAATGACCTCTGAATTCTGCAACCTGTGTTACATTATCTATATCCATTACCTGAAAAGTAGAATAATCAGTACCATCTCCTCTAGCTACATCAGCTATTACCATATAATCCTTTGAATAATCTGGATATTCCCATACCCAATATTCTCCATCTCTACCTCTTCTTTCAATTGGTTCTTGCATATAGGTATCTTTATACCATTGAACTGTTTGACCTTCTATTACAGTATTACCTGATGAAACAAAATCACAATCACATTCTTGAGCAGCCATTTTTGCTCCTAATAATTGTTCTTGTTCATTTCTCCAGTTTTGGTCTCGTTCAGGATGTAAACTCCAATGTAGCCTAATAGTATTAAACTTATTTCTACCTTCCTCTGCCGCTACCCATGTCTTATGAAAGAAATTACCTGTACCATTTGGTGTTGAAAGAATTATTGCCTTTCCACCTGTTGCAAGTGTTTGCTGTGCTGAAGCCCATATTTCGTCGATCTTATCAATAAATGCTGCTTCATCTATTACTAGAAGTGATAGTGCTTCAGATCTACCTGCATCACCAGAACTAGAAACTGCCTTTATTTGTGAACCATTTTTAAATCGTAATGAAAGCTTATTATCTTCAACAGTAGTACCTTTTAACCAACTAGGCAAATAATTGTGCATTTCCCTAACCTTAGTTACAAGGTTTTTTGCAACCTCTTGTTTTGTTGCAATTACAAGTACATTTTTATCCTCTTGAAATAACATTAACCAAAGAGAATATCCTGCAGATAGCGTAGATATACCAAGCTGCCTAGACTTTAATATAATATTATAGTCATTTGCAGATAAATCTTCTAAACTATGTTCTTGGAATGGATATAACTTAAAAGGTATTCTACCTCTAGTTGGATGTTGAATCTGACAATACTTTTTCATAAAGTATACAGGGTCGGATGCACATCTAGTATATTCTTGTTTGATTATCTGTTTAAGAGATTGTTTTTGTCTCATATATATAAATATATATTTACAACAACAAAAAACTAAAAAATGCTATTTCTTTCCTCTCTTTTCAAAACTTCTACCACCGAAGTATGCACCTATAACTGTAATAAGTACTAACTGTAAAAGATCTGTCCATTTGTCTTCGACTTGAAATGCAATTGTTCCTGCGTCTATAAATATCATAAGAACCGTACACACCACTAGAAATATTAATACCAAAGGTCTTACATTTTTAGATAACCAAGAATCACTATTCATATCAGCTTTCCAGCGATCAGTGATATTCTTTTCCATCTCTATTTCGTATTGTGCAATAAGTTTTTTTATTTTCTGTTCAGCTGCCAGCTTTTCTTCTTTAGAAGTATGTAGGTTATCTATAACTCCTCCTACTCCTTTTACTAGGTCTGCTGCACCACCTGAAAATAACTTTGTTAATATACTCATAACTATTCTCCGTTTTTAGTATTCGAATGGAGGTGTACCGTAGTCTTTTTGTTGGATTCCATACCATGTTCTTCCAACTTGATAATACCACCAACCATATTTTGAATCTTCTATAATCTTAAATTTTCCTTTTGGCAATGGTGAAGGCTTTTTAGGTGCTCTTGCTATATATTTTAAAACAGGAACTCCATCATCCCATACTTTATCTGTTTTTCTTGCTTGAACGGACTTTCTGTTTTCTGTATTATGAGCTGTTTCTATTTTAGATCCAGGTATATCTCCTTGAAAGCTTTTCCAAACATCTTCAGTTAATATGCCTTCATCTAATTCTACAGGTTCAGACTTTATAGCCTGATTGAATTCTAGTTCAGCCTTCTGAACAACCTTGTGTAGTTTAATAATATCTTGTTTAAGTTTTTCTTTCTTTTTTGGATCTTTTTCAGCCACAAACTTTTTTCTTAATTGTTGCTGTGCAAGCTGAACTTTTTGCAATTCTTCTACAGCCTTTCTAAACTTACGGGTCATTGAAACTTCTACCATGTTTAGAACTTCTTCACTAATTATTTCTTTTAGTCTTTCTTTTTTCATAATTAATCCCAAAATATCATTTTACTAATAATACCAATTAGCGCTATCCATATAGACCATAAGGTTCTTTGCGCATTTTTTCTAAAGGCAGTATTCTTGTTTACCTTTGCAACCGCTCCATCATCTGGATTAAGAAGCTTTTTCTTTATCATAGAAAGATCTTCTCTCATTCTTTCTTGATTCTCTTTAACGTATTCTAAGTCTTGTTTTACAAGCTTAATATCACTATGAAGATGCTCATTTGTCAGTCTTGCCATTTTTATTTCCCTATTTGTGGACCTATATCATATAAATATAAGGTTACATATCCTTTAAGTAGTTTTTCCAATCTAATAGTTCCTTTTTAAACTTTGCCTTTATCTCTGCCTTGTTTAGTCCTCCGTCCCAGTCTTCTATTTCTCCTAGTTCTGTTACAAAAGTTGGATTACTATCTATCCATTCGTTAAATTGTTCTACTATATCTGATATTTCTGAATTTTTTGAAAGTTTAAATAATTCCTTTCTTTTTTCGTCATAAGTTCCATTATTTCGCATTTGTTGCTCTTCTAAAGTTACACAACTTAAGCACTTTTTATTTATTTTCCAATGGTGCTTATCAAATTGGCCTTTCATTATTCCGCCACAGCTTGGACAACATAAAGGCATATTAATAAAATCTCTTACCTTTTGCATTTTTGATATGGTTTGCTTTATACCATTTTTAATTGTCCAAATTTTGTTACCATCTTCCCAAACATCGCCTTCAGACCGTTCTAAATCTCTAGTATATCCTACTTGCGTTTTTACGGACTTTGTATAGTCTCCTTTGACTATATTTCTCATTCTCTGAACTTTAGCTTCACTTATATTTTTCTTCATAACCTTTCCTAAAACGTCATCATACCTGTTATTTGATTAACAGGTGCAAATGCTCCCGTTAACTTGTATGTATTACCTTTATATATAAAAACCAGACCTTCACTTGGAATTATTGTTTTAAATCCTCCAATAGATGAGATCTTTTTTAACTGTTGAGTCATTCTATTTAACTTTTTTAGGTCTCCACCCTTTCTAACATCACCAATAGCTTTAGCTACCTGTTTTCTTATGTTCTGTATTGCCTTATCTGGATTTGCAGCCAAGTATCCTTCTACATTCTTAAGTACTTCTGCTCCTAATTCAAAAAATAATAATTCAAACGGAAGCATATTCTTTTTTACCTGGTCTGCATGCTTCATCTTGTCAAACTCTTTTGCCTTTTTTAGAGTTTCCTCATTAGGAAGAGTCTTTTTATCTAGCCTAAAAGACTTATCTGAAAAGGCCCATCTTTTAACTAGTCCCATTTTAGTCTTATTATCTATTCCATCTATGTTTTTATCAACAAAATCTTCCCACCATGCTTGATGATATTCTGCAAATGTCGAAGTATCTTTCATTTTATACTTTTTCATTAGTTTATTCAACTTACTTGTGAAGTATGGTTTTTTTGCAGAATAGTCTTGATGAGGATTCATCTTAAGAACTTTAGGACCTATAATAGAAAAATTCTTTTGTACCTTTTGATTAATTTGAGATATCATTCCTGCTAATATTCTTGCTCCGTCTTTTACTGCACCTATTGCTTTACCATCTTTATATTGTAATACATTGTGAAACTGTAGATATGGTGCGTCATAAGTAATAACGTTTGCAGAAGCTGGAAACATTATTTCCATATTAACCCAATTGTTACCGTCGTTGAATATTTTATCTTGTTGTTTTGGAGATAAACTACCTATAGCTTTTGCTAAATCTTTCATTGCAAAGGTAAAAGCTTTTTCTATGTTACCTCTACCTGCAAACTTTTTAGCGACGGCTTTGTAGTCCATACCGCCTCTTTTTAAATCTCCAGTATTTCTTGCTGCCAACATTTTACCATTCCAACTAACAAATAAGTTTTGTCCATCAGTTTTTTCTGTTGCAGCTTGTTCTAGGTCTAAATTACCCTGTAGAGCAAGGTTGATTATATTTTTAAAGTCTCCAAATGTTAAGCCTCTATCATCAAATGGGTGTGACATATGGCCATAAGCTCCACCTTCCACTAATAAGATCTGTTTTGCTAACCATTCTCCTAAATTTTCCTGTATATTTTTCGGTGTTTTTTCAAAATTCATAGGTTCCTTTATGTTATCACCACTTACATTTTTCTTTGCCTTAGAAGATTCAGCTCCCATAAAGTCTATAAACTTCATACCAGCAACTTGTGCTACCTTTGTGATTCTAGACTTCCAATTTAGATAAGCTTTAGTTTCTTTATAATTTTGTTGGTTTGTTGTAGTATCTGCTCCTGCCACTCCAGCTGGAAAATATGTTACTCCGTGAGAATAGTCTCCAGTATTCGTATCCTTTGCAAGATCTAATAGATTTGAATTATCACCTATAATATAATCAAGTACTTCATACCCAATCATTTCTGCAAAGTTTTTTCCTTGATTCTCGTATCCTTTAGGAGTAATAAAGTATGTTGGAGGTCCGTCGTCAATATCTCCTCCATCCGTACCTGTTGAGTTTGCTTCTGATATTATATCTAAAAAGTTTACATTTTTACAGAATTCTAATATATGTTCATTAAGCTTTTCCAGCTTGCCAACAATCAGGTTATAGTTCTTTATATGACCGAATATTCCTTTAAATACTTTTTGTTTTTCTTTCTTATCTAAATCTTTATCGCCTAGCGCCTTTCTAATAGCAGTACCACTCATTTCGCCATATCCAGGTACATTCATAGAAACATGAGGTGCAAGTATAAGATATGCTCCATCCTTATATCCAACCTCAGCCTTACCTTTCCAATCTTGAAAGAATTTTCCTTTAAGTCTTCCTGCATCTTTTGAGCCAACCATAAATACAGCAGCTGTAGTTTTTGGGTCATACTTTTTTAGTATTTCTTCGGCCTTATATGGGTTTTTAACTTTAACAACTTTAGATATTCCATGAGACTTTATTATTTTTTTCTTTTCTGCAAATGAAAACGGAGATTTTGGTAAATCTACCTTTCCACTAGTAGCAACATAGGCAT